GACGACATATTTTACGTGAAGATAAATTACATTTTTATGATAAATATGATCATGAAATTGATAATGATAGAATGGAAGATTTGAAAAAAGACGCATTACGTGGATGTAATCGTGTTAGTAAAAAATGTTGTTGTTGTTAAATTATAAATAAATTTGAATTTAAAGTTAATTACATTGTTAATTATTTTCTTTAAGTAGTAGGTATTGTATATATATATTTTCAAATTTCCCAATGCACTGTTTTTATATAAATTCAACATATATTTATAAGTATTGTTAAATAGTCAAATCACTTTTTCTCACTATATCATCATATTTCATTATTATATTATAATAATAATAACTTTAAATTCAAATTTATTTATATCCTTCTATTATATTTACTACTACCACTCGTATATTCTTGTTCCTGTTGTTCAGATGATTGTAGACCTTGGGATGGACCGAGATCACTTACCGCGGAACTTACCAAATATCCACCTATGCCACCAGCTGAAGCTTCTGATAAAATATTTTGAATTCCGAGGGCTATTTGATACGAGCTACTACCTCGACGATGAGATGGACATATGCTGTCGTCAGACCCGTCGTTCATTCCTGTTATACCTGCATCAGCTAAGCAAGTCTCAGGCAAGAAATTACATATTGGATATTGTGTTTTATTCCAACCACTATTCAACCATACTGCTCCAACAGCATTACAGAAATTTTCATTTGTAGATTTTTGATCGGTACACATCGCTGGAGCTGGAGGGGCAGTTTGAGAAGTATCATACATATTAGAATAATAATCATATAATTCTTTACATTCTTTTGGCGGTTCAAATGGAGTGCAATCTGCATTTTCACCTTGTAGTCTTCTTGCACTTCCCGGACTACATTTTCTGGTGTTTTGATTTCGAGTCCATCTGGGATCATCTGTACTATAACTATTTGTGCTGGTAGAGTGGATCATACGACATACATTCATCCAATTATCACCTGGACCACTCATAGGATCTACTTCACCTGACGCATTTTGATTTAACATTGGTACTCCTGTATAGTTATCTCGGTTTTCACCATACATCCAATTGTTTGGGTCCCAGAAGCAGGGCGATACTCTTGAAAAATGATTTGAAGTTCGTAATAAATTATTTTGCGGAATTACATAAGATTCCGAATAATTTTCCAAATTCTCACTATTTAGTAAATCAATATTATTACAGTTTCTACATCTATTATTATCATTTCGCCCAGGAACAAATGTTCCATATGATCGATTTATATTAATATCATCTTCACTAACAGTACAGTGCATAAAATTAGCATTATACGGAATCTGAACATCATTACCAGGAATGGATGCAGCATCACGTATCTGTCTAGGAGTTATTTTAGAACCATCTGTATTTGATACATTCATTTTTGAAGCATATTGATAGCAAGGATCTGTTGATCCAGGTAAAACACTCGGATGATCCATACATATTCCACCATTTGGACAATCAATTTTATGCCTATTTCTTACTGTAGAAGCACTTGCTGGTCGATATCTAGCTGGATGAACAGCACTAAGGACACTCCCCGATGTTCCAAGTGCACCGTTGTAGAATTCAGGATTGTCAATTACATCTGTATCTGGACATTTATATAATCGCCTATTATATGAATTTAAAATAGTTTTATCTGGATTAGCAGATAATGATGCTAAATAATTAATAGTACCAAGATCATTGATTACATTTATACCATATGTATTTAATGTTGGATCTCGTGAATATATTTCATGACCCGCTGGTACTGAACAACATTTATTTCCATTTTCTGTCCACCAAGGATGACTTCTCGGACACTGTGTATTTGGTCCTAATTCTCTGTATGTATTAATAGAATTTGGTGGCATATCTTCTCTTATTTTTACTTCACATGCCTGATTAGCATATGGATCTGATGCTTCTAAATGTTCCCATCCTGGATAACATTCGCATTCACCTGTAGATGAATTATAATATCCGTGTGCATTACAATCACGATTCAAAGTCATTTGTGAAACATCTTGTGGAGATCCATCTGGTGCAAGCAAACCTGCATCTCTTATTCTAATAGGCCTTGGTGCATGAGGTGATTGCGGTTGCTGTGGTTGCTGTGGTTGTTGCGGTTGCTGTGGTTGTTGCGGTTGTTGTGGTTGTTGTGGTTGTTGCGGTTGCTGTGGTGATGGACGTCTACGATACGTCCCTGACCAAAAACAATTATTTATAGCACGATCACTCTGACAATCTTGTGTATAAATATGCTGTCGACAACGACTGTTGTCGGCAGTTGCGGTAGTAGAAGCTCTACCGTTCGCACCCATTTGTCTTACATATAGCCAATTATTACATGTTTGATCCGGAACTACTGACATATATATATATATATATATATATATTTTTTTTTATTAAATAGTCAAATCACTTTTTCTTACTATATCATCATATTTCATTATTTGTGCTATATTTTCAACTATATTTATTCTTTCTATACTTACTAAACCGTCTCGTTTTCTAAAATTAATTAAATATCCAATCATTATATCTGGATCAGTGTCAATTAAATAACGAATTAATTGATAACGATGTTCATCTTTTAATGAATCTACATTTTTTAATTCTATAATATTTACATCATTGACGACTAAATCTAATCTATTGTATTTTCCTCCATCCATTGTTTCATTTTTATATTTTTTTGGTATACATGTTTCTGATTTTACTTTATAATGTAATTCAGTAAATTCTCGTATCAACGCCGTCTGATAATCACATTCAGATGAATAAGGCAATAAATTATTAGTTGCTTCATTACATACATGAACTAAATCGGATTCGTAATCCATATTATTATATAGTTAAACCTTTGAGTTTAAATATTAATTGATTATATTAAAGAAATAGGGCACTTCAGGGAATCGAACCCTGGACCTCTTGCACCCAAAGCAAGAATCATACCACTAGACCAAAGTGCCATCAAGATTCCACTGGGATTTGAACCCAGGACTACAGATTCAAAGTCTGCCGTGATAACCGAACTTCACTATGGAATCATTTATTATTACAAAAGAAAAAAAAATTTATTATATCCATGACGGGATTCGAACCCGCAACCTTCAGATTAGAAGTCTGACGCGCTATCCAGTTGCGCTACACGGACGGTTTATATAAAATTCATATAAAGTAAAAATTATGCATGGTGTGGGGTTCGAACCCACGCGGACTTTGTCCAGCAGATCTTAAGTCTGCCGCCTTAACCACTCGGCCAACCATGCTTATGCTCATAAAGAGCAATTCCGTTACCGGGACTCGAACCCGGGTCGACTGGGTGAAAACCAGCTATCCTAACCTTCTAGACTATAACGGAAAAATGTCCCGTAGGACATGTCCACTGGGGGACTTGAACCCCCGACCACAAGATTAAAAGTCTTGCGCTCTACCTACTGAGCTAAATGGACTTGTGCTTTCCTAAGAAAGACGTTCTCCTTCTGCTGGGTTCGAACCAGCGACCTATCGGTTAACAGCCGAGCGCTCTGCCAACTGAGCTAAGAAGGAATAATGGTCCTAGTGGGGCTTGAACCCACGACCTTCGGCTCATAAGACCGACGCTCTAACCTACTGAGCTACAGGACCGACAAAAAAATATACAATATATATTTTTCATATATATTAATACTTAATTGTCTTTATATATTTTTATATCTTTATATAGCAAATATAATTATATTGAATTATATACGAACAAGAAACTTACAATTCCAATTGCAATCATTAAATCTCTAACTATTTCTAATAATTTTATATTTACATCTAATATTAAAATTAAATGGTTTATCGTTTCTTCTTCTGATATCATTTCGGTTTTTGTTTACAGATTTTATTTATTTATTTTTCAAATTTATTATATACAATATCTCTTCTACTTTATCACTTCTATTTTTTAAATTACGACTCCCTTTGTATGCATCGTATTTTATGGTCTTTTTTGTATATTCATATTCACTTAATATAGATTTCCAATCATCTTCACCTATAATCCCTTCATTATTATATGATACGATTATATATCGAGTTTTTACAATAGTTTGTTGGATTAAATCTTCCATTGATTCTATTGCTCTTTTTTTATAATTATATTCTGATCTGTTCCAGTCACTTGGTATACCTGATACGCGACTTGGATTTTCTGGTGGTTTATTTGATAATATGAGATTCAACATAAAATAATTTGATGAATAAGGATGTTGATTATATGGTGGATCAAAATAAACAACATCAATGTCATCTGGTAATTCTTTTATAGATTCATTTACATCTTTATTGAATACATGTCCTGTGAATCGATTATCTGACCAAACTGGATATTCTAATCGTATCTGTTTTTCTATTCTATCTAATGCATCACGCTTTTCCCCACCAAATTGTCCAATTCCTTTTTTATTTTTATAAAATCCTTTGAAAACCCCAGCAGTATTTACATGAATCGATGCTTTTATTAATAATGGAACAATACAATAATAAAATAATTCCGATTCAACTATTTCATGTATATATTTCATACATGTATCTATAATTTTTCCATTTATAGTTGTATAAAAACATCTTTCACCTCGTTCTATATTTCGATCATCTTTTGGAGCATACAATTCACTGATGAATCCTGATGTGAACTCTTTTTCATCAATCATAGTATTCATCTTGTCTATATGACTTTTAATCATTACTATCTGTTCATCAGTAGGTTTTTTGAAATAGCAATATGCCATTGCATAACTATATGGTTCTAAATCATTGACATATAAATTATCGGCAAATTGACTTAATTCACGCGATACTACACTTGACCCAGCAAATCCATCAAATATATTTAATTTATGTTTATCTATTTTTAATTCTTTGATAGTATCAACTATATTTTTTAATAATCGTCTTTTATTGCCAATACATGTAAGCATAGATTGATTGACAAACTCATCATGGTTCATATTATTAGTAATACTATTTATATTTTTATATTCAAATTTTGTATTATTTAAATTTAAAACTTTTTTTTATTCTAAATCCATTTCCCATTCTTCATCATCAAAATATTCAGTTAAACTATTTAATTTACTGACAAATCTTTCACCTCTACTCATTATAAAATCATCTATTTTATTATATATATCATTAACCAATCCAATCATTTCTGGACCACTATCTTCATCTTCATAAACAAATCCTAATTTTTCATATATATTATTTGGTGTGCGATATTTATCTGACATGTCTTCTAGTTTTGCAGTAAAAATATCAAATGATTTTGCATACGCAATAGCACATAATAGTAAATATGTTCCTATTCCTCCTCTTGTCATATCAAATCCGTCTAAATCACTATTTGTTTTTAATATTGGTATATTCAATTCATCTTCTTCTAAATCTATATAAAATTCAACAACTCCTAATACATAATCTGAATTATATATATTCATTGGTTGTGTACTATCATATAAATAAAAATATCCACCTAAATAATCATTTGTTCGTTTTATCATATAACATATGTCATATCCTTCTGGTAATATTTTGAATAATGGATTGTTTAAAAATTCAAAACTGAAATAATCGGATGGTTGTGTATTATGAATACAATCAATAAATTCTAACATTAATATAACAAATATATTATTAT